TTTTTTTTTTTTTTTTTTTTTTTTTTTTTGCGTAAGCGGCCCGAACTACAAACCGATCACGCTAGGTAAATGATAACCTATACGATCAATTTGTATGTAACTTAGAATTCGGACATACATTTAATAAATTGCGACCCAAGAGAAGTAAAAATTTACAACTCGTATAAGACTTTAAATCTTACACGAGGTTGTTACAAAACCTTCTCTATCGCAAAGCAATAAATGTAAGACTATTATTAAGTCTCATCCAGGTACGCATCACTGCGTACCCCCCTTCGACCGCCGAAGGGTATCCTATCAACAGGTCCATCCTATTGATTCTTAATGGTGTTTAAAGTCCACATGACTACTTATTGACGCCCCTGTCAATTTTATCTATATAAATATATATATTAAACATATACAAAAATAAACATCATTATGAAGCTATTGGGTTATTATAAAAATACATAACCGGTGCTCCTACAAACATACCTAGTACAAATTCTTCTCCAACACTAACCCACTGGTCAAGGCGGAAATTAGCATCTCCACCACCACCTGCCAAATCACAGGCTATTTCAAATCCTTGTTTATCACCAGTGCCTACCATATCCAAAAACCTTGCTGGATGGAATCTTTGTCCTATTGTATAATAAGTTGATTCAATCTCTAAGGTAGTATTTAATCTCACAGGTGTGATTGCTGAGCCATTTAATGTAGATCTAGTCATTTCTTGCATCTGACTCCTCCTATTACCAAGCAATTGATCATCCAATGGATGTGCTGTTTCGGTTAAAGGTATGGGATACGATACACTATGACGTGTGGCTGATAATACAGAAGCCGATGAAGTAGCTCTTGAACCAGCTGTGACCCACTTATGTCTTAAACTGCCTTTTTGACACACAAAAGCTGGTGACAAATAATTAAGCAGTGTCATTGAACAAAAATTATATGACGAGTTAGATCCATTCGAATCTACACCTTGATCTAATCCATTTGGATCCCATCCTCTGTATATAGGCATTCCAGGTGTATTTAAAGTATAATATCTGAACCCTGATCCTGTTTCTTGTGGCCAGTAGGAAGTAGAATAATGATACCTACGTAGCAAATCTTTAAAGGAAACTATACGTTCTCCTTGATAAACGACATATTGATCGTCATCTTCAAGTAATGGAGCATGATTAGTTCCATAATTTTCTATAGGATTACCTCCCACTGGATTATTGGAATTATCAGATATTTGAGCTAATACTGGATCAGTGTCAGCTGATTCCATAGTAGCCTGTTGTCGAAAATATGACAAGAATTTTATGCCCTCTCCCGGTATGGAAACAGCAAAGTCGTCCCCTGCTGCAACCCATACTTGAACTTTGACATCTGCATTAGTAACTGCTGGAGTAGCCAATTCATTCACAACATACACTGATAAAGTACCATTGTCAAATGGAGATCCACCTACAATGGCATTTTCTGTACTAAATGTGGTTGCAGAGGAGGCAGCATCTATTCCTAAACATTCGTTCCATGCTCTGACATCAGTCCATTTGCATTCATAATCAAATTCTCTATCGCTTGTTATATCTATGATAGTAGAATATACTTGATTAAAAGGCACTGGATGAACTTGATTTGTCAAAGGATTGTAAACTATCCTTAATCTACCCCTATGGTATTCTGAGCAGACAACTTTGAAATGAAATCTAATACTTCCTTGCCATGCTTCAAAAGGACATGAAGCAAAAGCAAGTGCAGTAGAATGAATTTCCGTTACTGGAGCTGCCGTTATAGTATCAACACAAAATGGTTGTACTGCCATAGATGCCAATAAAGTATCAGCAGTGGCTGATTCCGGCCAATCAAATTGTCGCCAGAAAGTCATACGTGAGGCTATAGATTGAATTGTTAATTCATCAGCACCTCCTAAACCCATAGTTCGAGTATCTATTGATAATTCATTTTTAGAATCTAGGGATAACTTATTTACTACTTCTGGCGCATCTGAATTCGCTAAATTACCACAAAATCGTGGCACATACGGTTGAATATCAGATAACACTTGTGGACGTGAATAGCCAAATATTCTAGCCATCTTTCCTATCTTTTCAGCAGTCATGCTGGTAGCTTTCGCATATGGAGCTATATAAGGAACCATAGTGAGTGCATCAGCAGCTTTAGCAAGAGCCGATGCAGGTTTACTAATTAAACCATCAGTTTTGAATTCATCATCCCTTGACATATTAGTGACTTTCCTTGGTGTTTTTCCTTTACTTTTTGATTGTGCTTGAAGTTCAAATGGTTTTGGATAACCAAATTCATCAAGCTCAATTTTGCAAATAGTATCAGATTGAGCTGAGAGAGTAGTTGGAATAACCAACGATACATCTTCAGCCCAAGCCAACACAGATACTGTAATAGGATCAGTTCCACCATTTGCATGTCTAAGAACATCAAAATCATGAATTACACATTCTCCCATTTGGTCCTCCCAACCTTGTTGGGTTATATCCAAATAATTTTCTGGCCATATAAATGGTAAAGGCATATGACCTCCTTCGGATGAACATGGGTCTAATAAAATGTGTGGTTTATTAGATGCTGCTATAAGATCTTGAACAAATGAGTATCTATTTAAAGAAACCTGATCATTGACTCTATAAGGATTATATGATAACATAGCTCTTCCATAATAGAAAGAGTTACCATTAATTAACACTTTGAGCATGAGTCTACACCTCAAGTTTCTAAATCTGTTGATTTTCTCAAGAACATCCGCATTACCAAAATAATCGGTCCAAGGATTAAACGCCTCAGACAATTGAAGACCTGGTGTCCATTGGAATTTACGAATTCTAATTGGTCTTGACAAAAACTCACCGAGTCCAGCATCGTCGAATCCACTAAGTTCGGACGTCTTATCTGGAGTGGCCGCAACATCATATGTCCACGGCGTGTCTCCATCAACGAAGTGAACATTTTGTGATGTTGTGTTCGGAGATGCTTTACTTGTATTAAAACTAGGGCCATCATTAGTTGATGACATATTATTATTATTATTATTATTATTAGAAGTAAGCTTATTTGTTAAATACTAACAGGGTGATGCTTAACACACCTGAAAGCAATGATGTTTTGTTGGATGACGAGTCCCCCAGTAAATACCGGTACACCACGAGGGGTGTGTCTAAATGTACAAAGCTGTTCACATTTTACGTAAACATATAAATTATAAAAATGTGCAGTAATCCATATATACAAACCTATTTTCAACTCTAGTTAAACAATCCCGGATAGGTCCGGAATGGATGCATTTAACGTCTGCCCAAGACATGGTGAATTATTTATGATTCAAAATATTTGGCTTTAAATTGAGCCAATCTAGTATCGTAATCATCATATAGAGAATTCATCACTTTCCCAGCCTCCTCATCGACACTAGCCGTTAAATTTTGTAATTTTGCTCTTTCGGCAATTTCAATCATTTGCTTGTGACGTATGGAAAAGACCTTTCTCCCATGGTGAAACCACTCTCGTAATGCTGTTTCTATATTTCCTGCAGCATGATGTTTTGCTCCAACCGATGATTTAAGAACTGTGTGTAAGCTCTTGAAAATTGAATCTTCATCCAATGCTCCATGAATAAGACCTGTTTCCTCATTATAAATGTTTTTCCTTTTCAGAAAATCGGCTTCAGTGTCTTCCATATATTTAGTGGGAACAGATTCTTTATCTGGCATTGTAAATACAATGTCATTCTCTTCCATATAACTAGCAAAAGAAATATGATTAAACCAATCAAATCCCTTTTTAACGGAACCTTTTGCATCATCACCATATGTGCCCAACGCACAAACATGCTTGA